CGCCGAACGTCGCGCCGATCCGGCCAAACGTGGCGATCACGCCGGGCAATGCGCGCAAGGGCGAAAGCGCGACCACGATCAGCACGACAAGGAAGATGCCATGATCGATTTAGTGCAGGTCGTATGGGTTTCGTGCCTGAGCTATGCGGCCGGCTATGTGATGCGCGGCGTGGCCGATCGCAAGCGCGTGCTCGCGCTGCTCGACAAGGTCGTGAACGACATACGCGAAAACGGGCATGGCTAACCAGGTCGATATCATCAACGCCGCGACGCGCGCCGCGCGCGCGCAGGCCAAGGCGCGCATCGATGCGCAGGCGGCCAAGGTGCGCGAGCTGCTAGCTGCGCTGGCGCAGCAGATCGGCGACCAGGTGCAGCGCTATGCCGGGCCCGACGGCACGGTGAACGCCGCGCAGATTCCGGCGATCAACGAATATCTGTCCGGCCGGCTGCGGGCATTTCTGCAGCAGTATCACGGATTGATCGATGACAGCCTGGTCGCAGCGGCCGTAGTCGGCTCGGCCATCCTTCCGCTCACTGCCGCCAATGCGTCGCAGAATTCGCTCGTGCAGGACGTGCTGCAATTCGTGCGCGACTATCGCGCCGCCGACGGCTTGAACTTGTCCGATCGCATCTGGCGTGTGAGCAACCAGATGGCCGATACCGTGAGCCAGGCGATACAGAACGGCATCGTGCGCGGACAGACGCCGGCGCAGGCCGCGCGCGAATACGTCGCGCAGGGCCTGCCGGTGCCGGATGAGCTGCAGGCCGAGATCGGCGCCGGCAGCGCGGCGAACCTCGGCACCATCGCTGCCGATTCGCTGATGAATTCCGATGCCGGCGATACGGCTTACAACTTGGAGCGCGTGCTGCGCACCGAGATGAACCGCGCGTATTCGCAGTCGTACATCAATTCGGCACTGCAGCACCCCGAGGCGGCCGGCGTGAAATTCAACCTGAGCCCAGCGCATCCGCGCGAAGACATTTGCGACCTGTACGCCAGCGCGAACCTGTACGGTCTGGGGCCTGGCGTTTATCCGGATGCCGACAGCTGCCCCTACCCTGCGCACCCGAACACGCTGAGTTTTCTCACGACCGTGTTCAACGACCAGGTCACGCAGGACGACGTCGATGGGCAGGAAACCTGGCAGGACTGGCTCGATGGCCAGGACAGCGACGTGCAAGACGCCGTGCTAGGCAGCCAGGACAAGGACGCGGCGTTCCGGGCAGGCAACCTGCAGAGCGGCGATCTGCGCCGGCCGTGGAAGGCCATCGCGCCTGGCTTAAGCGGTGCAACGTCATGAGCGCCGATCGCCGCAAAATCATCGACTGCCCATGCTGCGGCAAGCGCATCCTCAACGGCGACGTGCTGCTATGCCGCGTGCTGATCGTCGGCCGCGACGGCGGCAGCAAGGCCAAATGCGACAAGTGCAAGCACATGGTGAGCGTGCCACTGGGTTTCGCATTCGGCGTTCACAAGGCCGCAGCGCAGGCGTAGGATTGGCGCTCCGCGAAAGGGAGAAGGCCATGCGCTATGCGGTGCTGATCGTAGGATTGCTTGTCGGCATGTCGGCACTCGCCGGCGATAAGGAACGAGCGATAAAAGGCGTTTGGTTAAATCAGCCTATCGACGAATTGCATGAAGACAACATAAAGTCCGGCAGATCGATGTCATGTGAATATTCGACATGCAAGTTCTACGACACCATAGGCGGCGTCAACGGCGAATTTACCGTCGTCGTCAAGAACGAGCATGTGAACATGTTGGACATAGTCGTGGATGCGAACGATTTTGAATCACTCGCCGCGGCTCTGCTAAAGAAATTCGGTAAGCCAAGTACGAACAAAACAGCCACCGCACAAAATGCATTAGGCGCGAAGTTCGACGATCATATTTATGTGTGGTTCGGTCGTGGGTGGCAGCTCCAAGCGAAGAAACGTTCTAGCGACTCGGTCTTCAAATCTTCTGCGCAGCTATTCATTCCTGAGCCAGTGAATCCGAAAAACAAAGACGATATCTAGGATCGAGGCGCGCACGCCAGCTGTTTCCTCATTGACGGCACTGCACGATCAGAGTAGCTTCTGCAGCCGGTGATCTAAACACCGGAAAATACAGGCGGCCCGCGCCCGAAAGTCATCGCGGTTTTTTTGTGCCCGTAGTTCTGGCACAGTCACGATCTCTGCCGGGTGTGAGGCGGATATAAGACCCGTAAGGGAAAGAAGCCCGCCGTCCTGTACGGTTTAGAGCACCCGGCACCCATCGTTTCGCGATGGGCTGCAATTCTCTAAAAATTACAGGAGTGTTGAAAATGTTCGATCCACTACAGACTGCCGAGCTGCTCGGCATCGCGGACAATCCGCGCATCAACCCCGAAGATTTCATCGACCGCATGCATTTCGAAGTTCGCGGTTCGATCGACTTCTTTGCCTGGCTCGACGAATACGGCGACCATCGCGCGCAGGCTGTCGCCGCGCTCATGCTGATTCTGCTGCGCCGGTTCGACGGCTATTTGAACGCGATCGAGGCCGCGCTGCCGGACTCCTAACTGCTACGCAATCCCGTTGCGTTGACCGTAACCGCCGCAGACAGTCGGGCGCGTCTCCTTGTGAGCGCGTCCGATGCGAGCGGTGCGGCATTTCAAACTTGACGAAGGCAGCCAGGAGCGCTCGATGCGCTTCGTCTGCGACCTCGAGGGTCTGAGACTCGGGGAGGGCGTGAAGACCGCGACGGTGACAATCACGCGCACCGGCCGCTTCACGGATCCGCGCTACGGCACGTTCGACATCACGCGCGAAATGCTGCTCGGCATGGTGCGCAATTTCGACGCGAACACCTACGGGCAGGAAGTCTTCATCGATGTGAACCACGAGCCCGGCAAGGGCGCGGCGGCGAAAGTCGTGCGCCTGAGCGTGGACGGTAACCGCCTGCGCGCCGACGTGGAATTCACGCCGTACGGCATCGATGCCGTGAAGACCAAAGGCTTCAAATACCTTTCCGCCGAATTTGTCGACGACTACGTCGACAACGAACAGGGCAAGTCGCATGGGCCGACGCTTCTCGGCGCCGCGCTGACGACTCGCCCCGTGATCAAGCGGCTCGACCCGGTCGTCCTGGCCGAGTCCGCGGGCAATGTCCCGGTGTTCTTGCACCCGGAGCTGGTTCGAAAACTATCCCACTCTCTGGAGCAAACCACCATGAAATGGCTCGAGGAACTCAAGCGCCGCCTGGCGCAGCGCAAACTCGCGCAGTCCACCGTCGATTCGCTGATCAAGGCTTACGAGCCGATCGCGAAGACGCTCGGCGAAGACGACAAGCAGCACGAGCAGCTCGTCGCGCAATTCGACGACGCGGCCAAGCAGCTTGCCGAAGCCGGCAAGAGCGATGCGCCGGTGACGATCACGATCGCCGCGCCTGGCGCAGCCGCGAAGACGCTGTCGGAAGACGACGTCAAGAAGCTGCTCGCCGACGAACGCAAGAAAGTCGAAGACGATACGCGCAAGCTGGCCGAAACCAAGGCCGCGCGCGTGAAGACCTTCACCGAGGCCGTCGACGCCGCCAAGGGCTTGAGCGACGGCACGAAGGCAGAACTCAAGAAAGCGCAGGACTTGATCACGGCCGACGTGACCGACGACCAGGCCAAGCGCCTCGCCGAAACACAGATCTCGCTCGGCAACCAGATCGAAGCCGCGCGCCAGTTGTCCGGACTGGGCTTCACGCGTTCCGGTACGCCGCACATTACGGTCGACGAGACCAACACGATCAAGAAACTCGCGCTGGACGTCCGCGCTGGTCTCAAGCGCACGCAGATGGCAGAAATGGGCCGCATCCGCGTGATCGAAGACGGCAAGGAATCCGCGTTCGTGCAGCGCATGCTCGCCGAGTTCGACGCGCAGAACGCACACCGACTGCATGCCGAAGCCAAGATGCTCGCGGGCTCGGTGAACGTCGGCAACATGACGGCGCTTCCGGCCAGCTACGAACGCGAAGTGATTGCGCAGATCTATCAGGATCTGGCGATCATGCAGCTGATCAATGCGAGCGTGGATCCGACCAAGTCGGCCACGCACAACATCGAGTACGAAACCCGCGACACGTCCGCCGTCACCGGTGGAGCGATCACGGCCGAAGGTGCGCCGATCCAGCAGGCCGGCGTCTCGCTGCTCAATGCCATCGCCTACATCAACCAGCGCAAGCTGGCGCTGGAAATCACCAATGAGGCGATCTGGTTCAGCCGCAACAATGCGGCCGTGAACTGGGATGCGTGGGCACGCAATATCGCGAGCAATGCGCAGGTCATGCGCGAGCTCGTGGCAACCGATGTCGCCAATCGCATGCAGCGCGATTCGGATGCGTTCTCTGTCGTCACCGTCCCCGCGGCAACGGCGACCACGGCCTTCACCCTGGCGACCAACGGTTACAAGACGGCGAACTTCCCCGTGGTGCAGCCGTACCAGGCGCGCGACCTGCAGGGCAATGCGGTCGGCGCGGTCGAGAACCCCGTCACGATCAAGGACGGCGCCACGGTGCTCGCGGAATTCGACGGCACCGGCACGCAGAGCGGCGCGAACAAGTATTTCCGCTGGCTCAGCTACAACCTCGGCTTGTTCCAGATCGTCGACAACACCGGCGCGCCGACGGCGCCGGCCGGTGCGGTCACGGCTGGATACGACTACACGACCAATGTGTATTCGATCGACACCGACATCGCGGGCGGCAGCACGTACGAAAAGCAGATGAACAAGCTCGTGCAGTCCGTCGGCAACCGCAAGGCGGCGCTGCGCGATCGTTTCGTCTCGCCGGACTTCCTGCTGCTCTCGGCCACGCTGCACAACATGGCCACCGATGCGGAGATTTTCAGCCAGCAGTTCAAGCGGCCGGATTCCGACATCAATGCGGCCGGCGACCTGCAGCCGATCAAGATGATCAGCGCGTACTCGACGAACGCGCCGGGCATCAACCTCGGCGACGAACGCATCCTGATGGGTGCGCGCGCGAACTTCTGGTACACGGTGGCCAAGGTGTTCGCCATCGGCGAACCGGTCGAGCGCGTCGACAGCAACGGCAAATTCCTCGGCAAGAAGGGCGCGTACGGTGAAGAGTACGCGTCCCTTCTGGTGCCCAAGCCGCTGCGCGCCCGCTACACCAGCGTGCTGGCCTACAGCCACACCAACGCACGCGGGGCCTGATCGCCAGGGAAGCAAACAAGCAGACGCCAGCAATTGGCGTCTGCTTTTCGACACCGGAGGTAATCGATCATGAAAGTGAAAATGGTCCCCATTACGAACACGTCGGCGGCGTTCCTGCACGTGGGCGGCAAAGTGATTGCGCCAGGCGATACGCGTCACGTCGACGCCTCGATGGTGCCGCCCGACCTGTTGCCGAAAGACGATTCCGGCGAAGCGGCGGATGCACCGGCGGCGCCGGCCAATCCGATGGCAGAGCTCGCGCAAGGCACGATCGCGCAGATCGTTCCGGAGCTGCCGAATCTCTCCGACGACGATCTGCTGTCGCTGGAAGCCATCGAGCTCGAGGGCGGCAATCGCAAGGGCCTGATCGACGCGATCGAGGCCGAGAAGCTCGAGCGCGCGACGAAGCCGCCGCCGCAGGCCTGAGCATGGGACTGACCGTTGCCGAGCTGCTGCCGCAATACAAAGCATCGCTCAACGATGCTGCGGCAGTGTTCGGCTCGGATACGACCAGCCCGACGCTCGACGACAATCTGACGCGGCACTTGAACGTTGCCGCGCGCGCGCTGAGCGCAGATGCCAAGCGCCCGCTGCTCAAGCTCGGCACGCTCACGGTATCCGACGGCGTCGACACCTACGCCGCTGCCGCGCCGGCCGACATGATCGTCGCGCGCGCCACCTTGTGGAACACGACGGCACTGCGCGAATGGCAGCTGCCGTGCGGGCCGATTCCGCGCGTGTCGATGCTTGCCGATGCGCTGCTGCTGTCGCCGGCGCCGACGCAGGTGCAGATCAATGTATTCGGCAGCGAGCTGCGCTTTACCTACCTCGCGGCCCACGCGATCACCGACGACGAAAGCACCAGCACGCTGACCGACGCCGATCGCAACCTGGTCATCCTGCGCGCGCAGGTCGAGGCCATGCGCGAAATGACTTTCCGCAACATCCACAAGCCGGTGGCGATGCGCAGCGCTGGCGCCGGCGCGAGCACGTCGAACATGCAGCCGAGCGCCCTGTACGAACGCCTGCTCGCCGAGTACAAGGAGGCCGCGTAATGGCCGGCCCACTGTTCGACCTGCGCCACAACGCGCCGGACGTGGCCGCCGCGCTGGCAAAGAAGCCGGCGGAAGTGCTCGCCGCGCTGGATCCGGCATTCGGGCGCGCGGCGATCGAACTCGCCGACGCCGAGCGTGTGGCCGCGCCGAAGTTCCGCAGCGAGCTGACGAACAACATTCTCGCCGGCCGCAAGTCGCAGTCGCCGCTCGAGTACCAGGTCATCGCCAACAGCGCGCACGGCCTCTACGTCGACGAAGGCACAGGCGCGGGCGGCCGCCCGCCGCTGGATCAGATGCTGAAGTGGATCGACAGCAAGGGCATCACGCCGAGCAATCCGAAGATGACCGTTCTGGATCTGGCGCGCTTGTTCCGCATGCGCATCGCGCAGCACGGCATCAAGGCGCAGCCGTTCTGGGAAAAAACCTACGACGAGAAGAAGGACCGCATCGTCGAGCTTGCGCGCGCCGCCGCGGCGCAGGCGCTGGGCAGGGCCGCATGAGCAACAACTATGCCGCCGGACTTGCCGCCTTCATCGCCGCGCTGGCGATGATCGCGCCGTCGCGCGCGATCACGCGCACGCTGAAGGATCTGGACCAGCACACCGATGCGGAAATGCAGTCCGGGCTTTACATCGTGCTCGCCGACTCGGTGCGCAGCTATCCCTACGAGCATTCCGACTACGTGGGCAGCCTCGACGGCCCGCGCCAGACGGAACTGGCTCCGTTCGAATTCGTGGTGATCGGCCGCGGCCGCCTGGCGGAGAACGCCGACGGCCCGGCGATCGAGGGTGCCGAGCAGGCCATGCTCACCGAGCTGGAAACGCTCGCCGACCAGGCCATTGCCAATGCGCCGCTGCAGGACCTGGCGCTGCTGCGCTCGGAGTTCAGCGGCCAGCTGATCGCTCCCTACTACGCCGTTTACACCCGCTGGCGACTGCGCCTGTTCACTTGAGGAAACTGCCATGAACGACCCGAAACCCAACATCCCGTCATCCGTGAACGAAACGACCGCGAAGCCTGCCGAGGCCGCAAGCGCGGTGGAAAAACCGGAAGTGGCGAAGATCGACACGCGCCCTGGCGTGGAGCGCTCGCCATGGAAGAAACAGCGCGCGATCGAACTCGGGATCCTGAAACCGTAAAACCGCAACGCGTCTGCCCATGAAGGTCACCAAGCCGGGCCAACAGTAGGAGTCAAACCGTCATGAGCAAGATCTATTTCCGCAAGAAGCTGCTGCTGGCCAAACTTGAGGTCACGCACGGCACCGACTCCGTGCCTACCGGCGCGGCCAATGCGATCCAGACCAAGGATCTGACGATCAGCCCGATCGAATCCACGGTGCTGGATCTGGGACTGGACAAGCCGAATTTCGGCAGCAACCTCGGCACGCTGCTCGGTCAGCACGTGATGATCACGTTCAAGGTGCCTGTGGCGGGCTCCGGTGCGGCCGGCACCGCGCCGGCATGGGCGCCGCTGGTGAAGGCCTGCGCGTTCCAGGAAACGGTCGCCGCCGGCGTTAGCGTTACCTATGCACCGCTCGACGACGATCCACCGTCGCTTTCTATGTACGTGAACGTCGACGGCGTGCTGCACAAGATCACGTACGCCCGCGGCAGCTTCAAGACCACGACCGACAACAAGAACTATCCCTGGTTCGAATTCACGTTCCTGGGCTTGTTCACCACGCCGATCGCCGGTGCGATGCCGGTGCCGGTATTCACGCCGTGGATCAAGCCGCTGCCGTTCCGCGCCCCGACCGTGGTGGGTTCGGTCATTGGCATCGCGGTGCCGATGTTCAGCCTGACCATCGATGCCGGCCAGAAGGTCGAGTACTACGAAACGAGCGAGGAACAGTCGGTGCAGATCACGGACCGCACGGCGACGTTCCAGACGGAGTTCGAAGAACCCGACATCGCCACGCACAACTATTACGCCGACATCGTTGCCGAAACGACCGGCGCGCTGAGTTATGTGCATGGCGTGACCGCCGGCAATATCGTCACGTTCAGCGGTGCGGCGTCGCAGATCACCAAGGTGACGCGCGGCAATCAGCAGGGCGTGGCGACGCTGCAGGTATCCGGTCCGCTGGTCTATTCAGGCGCAACGCCGGACCTGACCATCGTGGCGACCTGATTTCCCACTCGCGCCCGGCAATCGTGCCGGGCGCATAACCAAGCCTTTTTGAGGTAAGGAGAAATGCAATGCTCAATTTGAACGATGTCGGCGAAACCTTCGACGTGAAGGTTTTGGTGCAGTTCGCGCAGAAGGGCGGCACCGTCAAGCAAGGCGATTTCATGGCGACGTTCCGCCGCGAGGATCCGGACCGCGTGCAGGTGGCCATCGAAGATGGCTTGTCGAACATTGATCTATTGTTCAACGGCTGGATCGACAAGGATGGCGTGACGGAGATCCCCGGCGTTCTGGTTGCGGCCGGGGATATCGGCCGCTCGCCAAGCGACTTGCTGGCAGCGGATGAGTCGCTGGCGTTCGTGAAGAAGAGCGCCGAATGCGTCAATGCGGCGGCCGTGGCTTTTATCAAAGCCACGCGTGCGGAGCGCTACATCGAGGGAACCTCGAAGAAGCGGTCATCGCGTGGCTGACCAGCAACGACAATCATAACGACGACGTAGACGATTACGCCGCCGATATGAAGGAGTTCGGCGCGGACGAAGCCCGCGTCGAACGCTTCCGCGAAGAAAACTACGAACCCGAGGATGCCGAGGATTTCTACGTCTATCCGGTGAACTCCGACGCCGTGCGCGTGTTCCTGCGCTGCCGCTGGCAGCGTCTGACGGTTCCGAACATGACCGGCGCGGTAGTGCTCTATGAGGGCATCGATGCGCAGGAAGTGCAGACCGTGGCGCAAATGCTCGGCATACCGCAAGAGCGTTTCGAAACTGTGCTGGCCGGCGTGCGCTGCATGCAGAATTTCGCGCTGCCGCGCTTGAACAAATAGCGCCGGCAGTCCCGTTGCGTTGACCGCGCGCGCCGCAGACAGTCGGGCATGCGCGGACAGTAGCCGGGTCTCATTCGCGCGGTTCTCGTCAACGGAGCCGCACTGTGGGTGACACCGCCCGCTTAACCATTGTTCTGGATGCCGACGGCACAAAGCTCACCGGTACGGTGAGCGGTGGCGTCGACGCGCTGCGCAAGCTCGGCGGCGCTGCCGACGATGCCGGCAACAAGATGCACGACGCCGGCGGCAAGATCGAAAGCGCGGTCGGCACCGTCAAGGACACGCTGCGCGACCTGGCTACCGCCGTGGGCATTGCGTTCTCGGTCGACAAGGTTGTCGAGTTTGTGCGCACCGCGATCGATGGCGCCGAGCGCATCCAATCACTGAGTCAAAGCGTCGGCATCAGCACGCAGACCCTGCAGGCGATGAGCTATGCCGCTGCTGTGACCGGCGGTTCAATGGAATCATTAATTTCGTCGATCGAGCGTTCCGAGCGCGCTTCGCTCGAGGCACGCGACGGCAACTTGCAGACGGCCGCGGCGTACAAGGCAATCGGCGTATCTATCCGGGATCTGCGCACGCTCAACGCCGAGGATCTATTCGTCAAGACGGCCAAGGGAATTTCCCAGATCGCCGACGGCGCGACGAAGACTACGCTGGCGATGCAGCTCATGGGCCGCGGTGCGGCCGAGAATATTCCGCTGATCAACGCGCTCGGCAACGAAATCGATAAGTTCAAGGCCAACGCAGCCGCGCTTGGCCTCGTACTCACCAATGCAGATTTGGCAGCTCTTGTAGCGTTCAAGGAACAGTCGAACGATCTCAACCAGGAAGTAAAAGGCCTCGGCAACCAGCTCGCGCTGTCATTGCTGCCGGCGCTGACTTCCGTCGTCGGCCAGCTGCAGCGCGCCGCCGAGAACGGCAACCTGAAGGCGTTTTTCCGCGACGTCGGCGACGCGGCGCAATTCCTGGCCGAGCACCTGGACACCATCGTCCAGGTTGCGCGCACGCTGGTGGAGATCAAGATCGCGAGCTGGGCGATCGACGCCGCCGGCGGCCTCAAGAGCATGGCCACGGAAGCGGCGAACGGTGGCGCCGCGCTGCTGAATCTAAAGACGGCCGGCGCATTGCTCACCACGGCCGTGGTCGGCTGGAACCTCGGCACGTGGCTGCGCGACAACTTCATGGTGGCCAAGCAGGCCGGCGCCTCGTTCGTCGAGACGATGCTCGTCTATTGGGAGCGGCTGAAAGCGAACGGCCAGGAGATCTGGATTGATCTGCAGAAGTCGGCTTCGCAGGCCTTCGTCGGCATACAGCAAGGGCTGGCGTTCATTCTGTCGGCATTCTCGAAGCTGTCCGCCGCGCAGGGAAACTTCGCCGGCGCGCAGGCGCTGGATGAACTGTCGAAGAAGTTCGGCAGCGCCAAAGCGAACGTCGAACAGTACGACCAGCAGCTGCAGCAGGTCGAAACGGATTATCAGAAAAACACGGCAGCCATTCACGTCCAGGTCGAGGCGCTCAAGGACGCGTACGACGCCGAGAACAAGCAGAAGGTCGCGATCGCCGCCGCGGCCGCCGGCCAGGCCGAATTGAATCAGATCGCGGCGCAGGCTTCCGCCTCGTTCGTGCAGGCGGCCAAGGGCAGCGCTGCTTATGCGCAGGACATTGCGCAAGCCAATACGGCGATCGACGCGCTGCGCGTCGCTGGCGCGAAGATGATTGCACAGGGCGCCGACGAAAAAACCGTCCATGAAAACGTCGCGACCGCGATCACTCAAGTGCAGCGCGCGCTTGCCAACGCCGGCAAGGAGCAAGGCAACTACAACACGCGCGTTGCCGAAACGAATCAGCTGTTGCCTTGCAAGGAGCAAGGCAACTACAACACGCGCGTTGCCGAAACGAATCAGCTGTTGCAGGAACAGCAGAAAG